GTTTATTTTTGTCAGTTTTATATTTTTTACTTCAAGGAAAATCGCCGTGGTTACTAGTCGGCGATGGCAAGCCGAAAGAAATCTGGGTTGTTCCTCCATCCAATTTAACAATTAAGAAAAAAGACAGTAAAGGATATCCGATATTGTTTGAATACGGATCCGGTAATAATCGCCAAGAAGTGCCAGCTGAAAATGTTTTATATCTCAGGAACCCAAAACCAAGTGATCCGACAGAAGGTATGAGCGTGATTGAAGCAATTAGAATAACCGCGGATACCGATGATTATATGAGTCGGTGGAATAAGAACATATTATTGCGTGATATGAAACCGAGCGGAGCGGTTGAACTGGAAGGCACGTTAAATGAGAAAGAATCGAAACTATTGCGAAAGATGGTTGAGGAAACATACGGCGGATTTGAAAATGCACATCGAGTGATGATATTGGCAAATGGCGCTAAATTCAATCCATTGCTTATCCCGCCCAAAGACCTTGAATTTGTAAAGGCAAGGGAAATGAACAGGGATGAAATATTATCGATATTTGGAGTGCCTAAGATATTACTTGGGCTTGAAAGCGGATATAACCGAGCGACAGCCGAAACTGCGGAAAGAGTATTCGCTAAATATACGTTGGAACCGATAATGACCATGATTGTTGAACAGATTAATGAATTTCTGGTGCCAAGATTTGGCAGTGATTTGTGGTTGGATTTTTCACCATTATCGCCCGAGGACAGAGAGCAAATGATAGCGGAGTTTGAAAAAGGATGGAATAAGTGGCTGACAGCTAATGAGATCAGGAATGAATTGGGATTGGAATCATTGGACGGTGGTGATGAGCTGAACATGCCATTGGCAAGTCAGTTGAATATGCCGAACAAGATTATTAAATCAAATAGCCAAATAAATATTAATCAGAAAAAAGTGGCGCATATAATCAGGAAAATATGCGCAAGAAATAATCGAGCTGATCGCTTAGGCCAAGATATCGCCGATAAAATTGGCAATAAGATTATAAGTAATAAAAAAACGGTGCTGAGAGTGAAAACAAAGACAGTGCCGACAGAAAAAGCAAAAGCATGGTATGACAAGTCAATTATAAAAGATAACGAGCTTATAAAAAGATTGGCAGGGCGTGATGGAAAATTTTTTATTGGACAAAAGAAAAGAGCCTTGGCTAATCTCCGAAAACTGAGAAGAAAGAAAGCCAGAAAGGATTCAGACTTTGAGAACATCTTGGATAGAGAGGAAGAGGAAAAAGTAACAGTGAGAATTATTGAGCCGGAATATTATAAAACGGTCATGGCTGGACTAGAACAGGCTGGTGATTTGGTTGATCGTGAACCGGTAGATTTGTGGAACAGTAATAAAATAAAACGCTGGATTAAATATGTCGCCCGTAAATACGGATCAAGCGTGACTGATACCACTATTGAGGAATTGGGTGAAATTTTGAAAAGTTCGGCCGAGAATCAGAATACCTTAGATGAAATGGCGGAAGCGATTGAGAGATATTTTGATGGCATAGGCGATGTCAGGGCGGAAAAGATTGCTAAAACCGAAGTGGCGAGAGCTATCGCTGAATCGCATCGGATGAGTTGGGAGGAAATGGGATTCAAAGATGTGGAATGGCTACTGAGCTATGATCCTTGCGGTAGTTGCATAGATAAAAGCCAAAGACGATGGACAATTAAAACAATCGAGGGTGAGATACCTGTTCATCCAAACTGCCAATGCAGATTTACGCCTTTATAAAATAATTTAATCATATGCCAAAGCTAGAGTATAAAAATTTTAAATCAAGTATCAGCGCCGATGATGAAGGCGTGATTGAAGCCTATGTTTCTGTGTTCGGTAACGTAGACTTAGCCCACGAGATTATTGAACCAGGAGCTTTTAATGAAAGCTTGCAAACTAAATTGCCTAAAGGAGTTTGGGCACATAATTGGGAGAAGCCGATCGCTAAGACATTGGAAGCGAGAGAGGATGAGAAAGGATTGTATGTAAAGGGTAAGCTGATCATGGATGTTCAGCAAGCCAAAGAGGCCTATGCCTTATTAAAAGAAGGTGTGGTTGATGAGTTTTCAATCGGTTATCAAGTGGATGAAGATAGTGTGGATGAAAAAGGAATCAGACACCTAAAAAAGCTGACGTTGTTTGAATGGTCGCCGGTATTAGTGGGAGCAAATAGGCAGACCGAATTAATAAGTCTTAAGTCAGTAAGTAATGAACAGGGGTTGAAAGCTGAGCTTGCTAAAGAAGAAGATCTTAAAAGCGAAAGCTTGCGTGAGTATTCGATAGGGCAAGACATCTTTGTGATTATTGGCAAAGATAATGATGACCAACTAAAAATCCAATCATATAAGTTTACGGGGAGCGATTGGGCGCAAGAAAAAGCTGACCAATGGCTGAAAGAAAAGAGCAGTGAAATTGGAGAAGCGGTTGTATCAGCTTTAACAGATAGATTGAAAATGGAAAAGCAAAAAATTAATAAAATAATTGCCCAAGCTAAAAACGAGGGCGTAAAGGTCGAGTCCCAACCTGACGACGAGAAGAAGATTGTCAGGATAAGGCAAGCAACAAAGCAGATAGATAAGAGCGCAGAGTTTATTCTGCGGATTATCAAGAGTTAAAGATATGGAAACTAAAGAACTGACAATCGAAGAGCTGAAAACTACGATCAAGGATACGATCAAGGAAAGCGAATTGATTAAGGAGATGGACGATCTTAAAAAGTCGATGGATGACATCAAGTCAAGCAAGGCCGTGACCAAGGAAGAGAAAGCGGAAAAGGCGGCCGAATTTATCAGAGAATTGGTCTCGGATAAATTAACTGCTGAAAAGAAGACGATCACCACCGATACAAGCAGTTTCGGTTACACCTGTCCGGTGGAATTGGAACAGGCAGTCCATGAGAAAAAGGATAAGATCGCAAAAATCAGAAAAAATGCTTTTGTGTTCAACTTGGCCGGTAAATACCAGTTGCCACTTGAGGGCGAAGGCGTGACCGCATATTGGATCACAACCGAAGCTGATTCTGATTTGACTCAGTCCAATCCGACGATCAACAAAACCGACATGGATGATTATTATTTGGCTTCAAGAGTGAGGGTGCCGTATAAGCTCCTAAACACTTCGGCCATTAATATCGTCGATTATATATCCAGCTTGTCGGCGAGAGCTTTGGTAAGACAAGAAGAATCAGCTTTCGTAGATGGAGATGGTTCGGGTAAGCCGACCGGTATTAGGCAGGCTAGTATCGATTCAATCGCTCAAAGTGGTGCTGACTTAGGCTATGACGATTTGGTGGATTTATTCTACTCGGTTCCCGAGCAGTACCGCCAAAACGGAAAATGGCTGGCGTCCACTAAGGCCATCAAAGCGATTAGAAAGGTCAAGGATGCCGATAATATGCCGGTGTTTGATATTAAAGATCAAACTATTTTCGGCAAAGAGTTGTTGGAAGTAACCGATATCCCTGAAAACCTAGGTGTAGGAGAAGACGAAACTGAAATCTACTTCGGTGACTTAAAAGAGTATTGGATCAAGGATGGCGTTTCAATGCTCGCTGAAAAGCGACAAGTCCCGGGCAGATTGCAAGTGGATCTCTTCCTCTACCAATCGGTGGACGGAATATTGGTGACTACCGACGCTTGGCGGAAAATGACCGGTGTCAAACGGACATCATCTTAACCGAGCCGACTGCTCCTTATCGTAAGATAGGGAGCAGAAGCATGGCTAAGATATAAAAATATGGCAACAGTATCATATGCACTAACAACCAAAGAACAAGTAAAGCGCTATTTAGAAATAAGCGTGGCTACTTATGATGATCTGATTGATGAGCTGATAAACTATCTAACCGCATTTATTGAAAAAGAATGCGGTGGTCGTCGTTTTAAATACAGTCCGTATTCGAATGAATTGTATGACGGCGATAATTTTGGTTCGCTGATGCTTTTAAATCAGTATCCGCTCTATAACTTGGTAAGACTTGAATATAACGCCGGCAACACAAAAACGCCTAACTGGAAAACAGTAGATCGTGATGATTATGAAATTTATGAAGATATAGGCGGAGTTTATTTTTATAACAAGCCAGTTGGAAAGAGAAACATTCGGGCTTCTTATTATGCTGGATATACGACAATCCCGCATGACTTGGTATTTTTAGCTACTAGATTGGTGGCCAGAATATTTGAAAAGAGAAAATCGGAGGGCATTGAAAGTGAAAGCTTAGGAGGCGTAAATGTCGGCTGGGATGAATTTCTAAAAGACGAAGATAGAAAGATTATAAGCAATTATCTACGGAAAATAGTATGAGAAGATATTTTGATAAAACAATAAGCTTGGAACGATTAGTGATAAATGGAGATAAGGAAGAGTATGCAAGTATGTCGACAGTCAAAGGGGATATATTGCCGATCGGGGCAAATGACATATTACTTTCCGAGGGTAATCCGGCGAGAGAGTGTAAACTTTATACCGATACCACCACTGATATTAAAGAAACTGACAGGATAACTTACAACGGCAGAATTTATATAATCAGAGCCGTAAGAATATGGCAGAGAAATAGTATCGCATTTAAAGAAGCGTTAATAGAAGAAATAAAAAATTGATATGCCAAGTTTTGTAATTGAAATTCAAGGATTAAAAGAAATGCAAACGGCGTTTAATAAATCACCAGTAGCAGTCGGTAAAATTTTGGAAAAGGCGACAATCATGTCGGGTGAAGTAATAAAAGGCTCGGTAATGAGGGAAGCGCCCAGAGGAGAAACAGGCCGTTTGCGGGATTATGTAACGGCCGAATATCGACCGATTCAAGTGATAGTAAAACCGGGAGTAAACTATGCGATATTCGTGCATGAGGGGACAAAACCACACTTTCCGCCGGTAACAGCCGTAAGCAAATGGGCGTTAAGGAGAGGAATAAACCCTTGGGCGTTGGCGGTTACTATGGCGAGAAAAGGCACCAAGGAAAATCCTTTCATGGATAGGGCGGTTAAGAACGTTAATCGAACAAAAAGAGTGCAGGAAATATTTAATGAGGCTTTAGGCCAAATAATAAATGAATTAACAAAATAAATATGAGCCATTATCTAACAATAAAAAATGCAATTATCAATAAGCTGTTAAGCATCAATGAATTAAAAGCGGTATACCCCTATGAAACAGGATCTGTCGCTGGATATCCTTTTGCGGTCGTGCATCGTTTCAACGTTAAGGGATATTGGATTGATGCGGCAACCAATGAAAGAGAGTGGCATTTTTCGGTAAGGATATTTCAAGAGATGAATAAGGAAGCGAAAGGAGCGGGACCGGCAGAAAATACCATAGATAGCATCGCCGATCTGGTATTTGATGTATTCGATAACGATTGGACACTGGGCGGACGAGTGGATTTATGCCAAGTAAGCGGTGGGAATTCATGGGAAGATAGAGAGTTGCTGATGCGGGTGCTTGAGTTGGAAATAAGCGTTAAAAAAATATTTAACACCCAATAATATGATCAAAGATTTTAGCAATAAAAAATTGCCAGCCGATGAGGTGAAAACAAAAATTAAGCACAAGGAAAATTTTCATTTCTCTGGCAATCAGATATACAGGCCTCAAGTGGTTTCTGCGGAAAGCCGTGAAGAGGCAGAAGAAATATATTTAAAAACGAGAATTAAAATTTAATTGAAAAAATATGACAAAAGGAATCGGCCGACTATTTCAAGTCGGAATAGCTAAAGAAGCGAGTCGTGGTGTAGCAGAAGCTCTGGCTACCTATTATATTCCATTTTTAGATTCGCC